GATAGAGCAACGGCCTTCTAAGCCGTGGGTCGGGGGTTCGAATCCCTTCAGGCTCGTTTTTTATATATGGTGGGTATAGCGCAGCTGGTTAGCGCGCCAGATTGTGGCTCTGGAGGCCGTGGGTTCGAATCCCATTACCCACCCTGATCATTAAATTTTAATGATGATGGGCTATCGCCAAGTGGTAAGGCACAGCACTTTGACTGCTGCATTCGCTGGTTCGAGTCCAGCTAGCCCAGTTCTTGATAATTATATAAGGGTGTGTAGCTCAGGTGGTAGAGCACTTGACTTTTAATCAAGTTGTCCGGGGTTCGAATCCCCGCACGCTCACTTTAAAAAGCACGGTTGCCAAATGGCTAAATACCGTGCTTTTCTTGTATTTATGCGGTTTTTAAGGGTATGACCTATCCAAAAATCACACCCTCAAAAGTAACTGAAAGTATCTAAAGTTTAGGAAAGTATTTGTTCCATCCGTGTTCCAATGTTCCATCCGTGTTCCAAAAATCTAAGATACCATTTCATTTAGTTGTTCCATTTTTCGTTCCATCGGTTGTTCCACTTTTCGTTCCAAATTTAAGGCATCATTTACAGCGGATATACTATCTTCTTTTTCTAACATTAAGTGATTGTATACTTCCAGAACGACCTTTTCAGAATCCCCTACAAGCCTTGCGATCATCTTTATGCTAATCTTAGGGAACTGGTAGCATAAGTTTGTACAGTAGTTGTGACGGAAGATGTGGCTTGTTAAATCCTCAATAGGACTTTCACTGACCGCCTGCATTGCTTTTATGATTCTACCCCACATCCTGCGGAAACCAGATTTTGTCATAGGTTTGTAATCACGATTTATGAATAAGTATTTCCTGCCATCTTTTCTAAGTTGTTTTATGTAACTAGAGATTGTATCGAATACGTTATCTGGTAACGGTAACGTTCTTTCTCCGTTCTGTATGTTTTTTACTGTTTTTTTCTTTGGTATGTTGTCTGATATGTCGTGTGATTTGCTGATAGATACTTCTTTTGTTTCTAGGTCAAAGTCTGCTTCTGTTAGTGCTAAGGCTTCTCCACACCGCAATCCACAGCCGTAAATGATGTAAACATATATTTTATCCATTAAATTAAAATCTGCCTTAAAAACGGCTCTCTGTTCGTCTGGTGTCAAAGGACGTTTTTCTTTTGCTTTGTAATTTATAGATTCAAAGTTGTCAAATATATCTGCGAATGATTGTGCGGAATAAATGCGATCACAGACAGCAGAGTGTAAGACCTGCTTAAATGTCATAACTATTTGTTGCTGTGTCCGTGACTTGCCTTTAGCACTGTTCAGAATCAATTGTAAGTGACTACGCTGTATATCTTGTAGCTTAACGTATTTAATGCTGTCAAAATGGACGTTAATTACATTGTCGTACATTTTATTGGTATTGTTAGCTCTGTTAGATTCTTTGTATAAGATTTTCCACTGTCTGGCATAATCAATAAATAATATGTCGGTGTCAACCATTGCCTGCCGTTGGTCTCTTAGTTGCTCAAACTCTTTTACGATTCTTTCTAAATCTTTAGAGCTTTTCTTGGACCGCAGGTGTTTGTATCGTTTTTTACCGTTATCCTTGTATGTACCATCCCACACGTTTGTAGAATAGTAACCATCTTTTCCTTTTTTAAATTTAGCTGTTGCCATTGTATCACTCCTTTTTCTAATAATTGGAATTTGTATTTTCTACAAAATGGGTACAAAAATAACAGCCATGCAAGAGTGGATTTTTAAAGCATTGAAAAATAATATAGGTGTGTTACAATAGATATGGAATTTTCTATATTAAAATTTTACGATGTTGTGAAAAAAGGGTTACCGTTCTTTTTAGTCTTCTAACGGTGGCTCTTTTTACTTACTTGCACGACTGACTTAGTCATGATACAATATAAATTGGTTGCACTTATATGTGTATCAAAAAAACTAAGATTTTTTTGGAGACTGTACCTATTTGGCTGTGGGTACGGTCTTTTTTTATTGCTTAAAAGTCATATTTTGTCCAGTAACCATTGTTACTATAAGTGAAAGATGCAACGTTATTTGGAATTAAAAATGCTGCATACATCTTACTACTACCACCGTTGTATAATTTAATTTCTGAACGGTCGTATTCCCAATCAATATAAAGAGCAGATACACCACCTAAGTTTTGTGTAGCTGATGAATTGTAGAAACAATATGGATTTAATATGTCAGAACCGTCTAAAAAATACTTGTCATATCCACTGATCGCAGATACATCAAACGTGAAGAGTACAAGGTTTGTACTAGGGTTGTTAGACAGTTCTTCCTGTTCAAATTCTCCCCATTTTCCAAATGATTTTAACAAATTTATGGCATCGTTTCCTTTGTGCACTTCGTTTAATTTAAAATAATATACAGAACCATAATTATTTATTGTAACACCGTTTCTTGGGTTATAAGGATTTGTTCTGCTACCTAAAGGATTAGCAGGAACTGTTGTGGTAGGTGTAGTTGGCTTTGTTATATTCTGTGTTTTCTTTTTATTCTTCACAGTTACTTTGCATTTATATTTTTTCTTTCCAATCTTCGCTGTGATAGTAGCACTTCCTGCCTTTTTAGCAACGACTTTTCCTTTTTTTGAAACTGTTGCAACTGATTTTTTACTACTAGACCATTTAGGCTTTTTCTTCGTGCCTTTTACTTTTAATGTTTTGGATTGCCTAACGGTAAGAGTAATTTTTGAGCTAGAAATTTTGACTTTAGATTTTGCTTTTACTGTATTCAAATTTCCAAAAACACCAAGTGTGACAGCGAGTAAAAACACAGTTAATAATTTGCATGATTTTTTCATAATACTCCTCCTTTTGTTAATGTGTAACAAGCAACGTGACAATCACAATCGCAGGCAAATCACAGGCAAGAAACCACGTATTTATGCGGCTTTCAAGGATTTTTGCATAGTTGCATCGCAGGCAAATGACAGGCAAACATCAATCAACTATGCATTTTCTTTTTTAAAAGTCCAAGAAACCACGGTTTTATGCGGTTTTCAGCACCATGCAAAAAGTTTTTGAAATTTGTGATTGACAAATCAACGTTTTTAGTGTATTTTTATTTTCTTTTATATAAATATATAGTATCTAAAGACTATAGTTATATATAACCTATATAGTATTATAATAATTAATATTTATATTTAATTAAAAAGAAAAAAATAAAACAAAAAAAGAAAAAATTAAAGTCTCTTGAAGCTGACTAATCTTTCAGCATATCCGGTTAATGATGATAATTGATCAAGCGTATACCCCGGATGTTCGATAATCGTTTCATCTGGTATCAAAAGCTCCGCTGCGAATGTGTGAGCTTCAATTTCAGTTTTGTTTGATTGAAACTGTTTACCATAACTGAAAAAATAATAATCTTCATTGTGCATAATACTATGTGCCAATTCATGAGCGACAACAGTATCTCTTAGTTTATCATCCTCGATTCTATCGTTGATATAAATAAATTTCTTATCCCATATTTTCATGTAGCATCCTTGTAGTTCTCCTAAGTCTCCATACTGGATTGTTACGTCAAGGTAACTAGCAAGTAAATATGGATTTCTCGTACCGTATGTTTCAATCAAATCATTTACTGTATTTTTGATTTGATTTTTTCTCATACATAACCCTCCTGTTTATTTTTTTAGCATTGCAAGTGAAATCTCAATCTGTTTTAGTAATAAATCTATCGTATCATCATTGACAGGTTTACCGTCATAACGAACAGGTTTCATTGAGTCGCTTCTTAAAAGTTCTTCAAGCTCCCTGTATTTTTGCTTGAGATCGTCAGTGTTATCTTTCTCTTTCTGCTCATCCTCCTTTCCTGTCATTATGAAATCTAATGACACGTTAAAATAATCAGCTATCTTTTTTAATTTCTCAGCATTTGGTTTAGAAGTGCCAAGTTTACTTAGATAACCTTTTCCAAAGCCTAAGTCTCCCTCAACTTTGTTCATAGATACATGATTGAGTTTGCATAGGTGTCGGATGCGTTCTTTCATGTCCATATTTTGCTCCTTTCACAAAATTCTGAAAAAATCGCAAAAAACTATTGACAAACTGAAAAAATCGCATATAATTAAGATATAGCTTCTGAAAAAATCGCAAAATAATAGCGAGGCAGTTTGCTTGAATAGTTTTTTAATTTTTTGTGGTAATTAGATTATAGAATATATTCAGAACTAAGTCAATATTATTTTGTGATATTTTCAGAATAATAAATAGAAGAAAGGAGTAAAAAATGTTAATTGGCACGAAAGTAAAGGAAATTGCTAAGAAAAAAGGAATTTCACTTAATCAGCTAGAAAAAGATACAAAAATTGCCACAGGCAGTATTTCAAAATGGGACAAGATTAGTCCATCGTTTGAAAAGGTGTGTAATGTAGCAAAGGCATTAGATATTAACGTGGATGAGCTGATAGGAGATGAGAATAAGCAGTGTTAAGAAGAACTAAGAAACTTTTAAAGAAAATAGCAGAAATGCTTTATAAGAACTGCGATAAGTTTGGATTAACAAAACAGGATAAAGAGGTTAAAGAGTTAAAAGAACTTATCGACAAGATGGGAGAGTGAGTAGATGTATATACAGCCATATTACTTAGGGTTGTTCGTAGGAGCTTTTGGAACTGTTGCAACAGAAATTGTAATTGTGCTGATTAGCAACTACAGAGACAAGAAAAGAAAACAGAAGATGCAGGAGAGATTCAAGGAAGAATCCGAAGAGTAAGAAAGGAGCAACCATGGAGTACCCGAAACCAGTTATGAAGATGGGAGAGCTTGTGAAAATGGGGTTCCCGCGGTCGTTTCTGGATGAAGCTTATCGGGAACGTGGACAAGACTTTGCACAAAAAGGTGCTAAGAAAAATTCCCCAATCTTCTTTGACACTGAGTTGTTTGAGAAATGGAGAGTAAGGAAACAAAGAGAAGAAAACAGAGCATTGAGAGGAGAAATGATGTGAGAGCAGGAACAATGATTATGGTTTTGGGACTTGTTTTAACAGGTCTTGGAATCACACCGTTTGTATTCATGCCGGTCTGTACAATCGCAGGTCTGGCAGAAATCGAAATGGAGCGTAAAGGATGGAAATAAAAAAGCACCCAGACGTGCAGGTCTAAAGTGCTTAACAAAAAATGTATAAACCGATTATAGCAGGAAAAAGGAGATATGACAATGATTATTACAAAAAAAGAGTTTAAAGAAATTACAGATAAAGTGATTGCAGAAACAAAAAAGGAAGCAGCAGAAAAGATAAATGGATTCAATTTAGATATTAGACACCCAGAAGAGACAAAACAGGTACAGAAAACAGTAAATAAAATGTTTCAGTTATATTACAAAGGAATAGCTTTAGAACTGTTTGAAGATTCAGATAAAAAAGAAATAACATTAGAAAAATTTGCAAGAGCGGCATCAAAATATGCAGGCGTTGTTAAACAGATTGAAAAGAGTCCGATAGAAAGAGAATTATACGAATTAGTTCTTATTACTAATTCAAAAAAAGTGTTCGACGAAATCTTTGGAGAAGAGGGTAATGAATGGCTCAAAAAGGGGTGTGAGTAGTCATGATTATTACAGGATACACAAATGAATATGGAACAGTAATCCCTATGGAAGATGCAGATGATTATATTAAGAAGAAAATTAAAGGGAATGAAGAAGATAGAGAGTGGTTTATCGACTATATGTGGGATATGCTCGAAAGCAATATGGATGAACTTACAAAACTTAGAGAAGCATTTTTTGACGATGTATGCAGTGATAAAGATGTCGATGAACAGGGAAACGTCATTCCGTATAACGGAGAATATGAACCAGAGGGGAGATAGATAACATGGGAATACATGAAAAAATGATGCACATACAAACGACATTAAAAGCACCTAAGAATCTGTACAATTCTTTTGGAAATTACAAATACAGAAACGCAGAGGGAATCCTAGAAGCGGTTAAACCGCTTCTAGCAGAAAACAAAATGTCAATGTACATAACAGATGATGTGCAGGCGGTAGGAGATCGTGTGTATGTAAAGGCTACTGTAAAGGTATGGGACACCGAAACTGGAGAATGTGTAGAAACATCAGCACTTGCAAGAGAAGCACTTAATAAAAAGGGAATGGATGATTCTCAGATAACAGGAACGGCATCATCTTATGCACGTAAGTATGCCTTAAATGGAATCTTCTTACTAGATGATACAAAAGATGCTGATACGGACGAAAATCAGAAAGAACGCAAAGCAAGAGCGGACAAGCAGGCAGACGATAACAACGCAGAAGCAATCAGAGCTATGAAGATTTCAAAAATCAAGCAGGACACACTTTTAGGTTTATGCGATGAAATGGCATTTGATATTAACAAGATTCTTGCATCTTATCATCACAAATCCATTTCAGAAATTACCGAGGGAGAATATCAGTACATTGTAGCCAACAAAGACAAGGCTAACGTAAGAAAGATTTGGAGCTGATTAGATGGAAACTAAAGCCAAAATTCATGATATATCCATTGATTTTGAAAGTGGTAAGCAGGTTATTTCCCTTGTGTGTGAAAAAGACATACGAGGGGAATATGACCGACTGAAAGATAAAGAATGTCGGCTTAAAGTTGTTCAGTACCGTGAGGGCAGGAGTTTAGATGCCAATGCATACTTTCATGTATTAGTTGGAAAAATCGCAGAAGTAATGGATTGTAGCAAGGTGTTTATAAAAAACAAAATGATAGCGGAATATGGGCAGTATGAAAAGATAAACGGAAAGCTGATAACTATTCCGTTAGATGATGATATAGAAGCTTACGACGTAGAGTTTTGTCACCTACAACCAACAACGCAGACGACAATCAATACGGCAGGAAAGATTTTTAGAATTAATATTGTTATGAGAGGAAGCCACACATACGATACGAAAGAAATGTCTGAATTGATAAAAGGAACGGTGCAGGAAGCAAAGGCATTAGGTATAGAAACAGCGACACCGCAGGAGATAAAAGAAATGGAAGAAAGGTGGGGACTTAAGATTGAGAAAGAAAAAGTCAATCATCGTTGATGATATGGAACATTGTAAATTATGTGGAAGTCCTTATGTAGAGATACATCACTGTTTGCATGGAACAGCAAACAGGAAGAAAGCTGATAAGTATAACTTAGTGATTCCGTTGTGCCACGAACACCATACAGGCGGTAAACAATCCGCACATTTAAATGCCAGATATGACCTTATGTATAAGAAGATGGCACAAAAGGCATTTGAAGAAAAGATAGGCACGAGAGAAGAGTTTATAAAGGAGTTTGGCAAGTCATGGCTGTAACATATACGATTCAAGGCAGACTGGACGGACTTAACACTTTTATTTATGCAAACAGGACCAATCCCTACAAAGGTGCCAGATGCAAAAAAACAATCAAAAAATTTGCAAGGCATACATACCACAATGGCTAAAGAAAAAGCATATAAAATTTCCAGTGATTCTGGAAATTAAGTGGTATGAAAAGAATAAAAGACGTGATCCAGACAATGTCTTTTCGGCTATTAAGTACATATTAGATAGCTTGGTAGAAGCAGGAGTGTTCCCAAACGATGGTCAGAAACAGGTAGAGGGTATCGTTAACTGGATAAAGGTTGATGCAAAGAATCCAAGAATCGAGATAACAATCTACGAAGACGGAGATAAATATTAAGCAGGAGGGCAATGATGCAAATAAACATAAATACAGACTGGGAATGGTATGAAAATACAAATGTATTTAGATTATTTTATCATTGCCTACTACATACAAATTTAGAGGATAAACGGTACTGCGGAAAAGAAATTAAGGCAGGACAATTTGTTTCTTCTATAACAAGAATCAGTGCAGAGACAGGATTGACAGAATCGCAGGCCCGAACAGCACTAAAGAAACTAAAGGATACTGGGTACATATCCACAAAAAGCACAAATAAATACACGATATACACAGTAAATGAGTACCAAACTTACATAGATTGTGGACAAGTTGCAAAAGCAACTACCGAGGAAAACACGGCAGTTGAAAATGGAACAAAAATGGAACAACCAGTGGAACAAAAAATGGAACAAACAGAGGAAAACGCAAAGAAAACTTGCGAGAAATCAAAAGAAAATTGCGAGAAGTCAAACAAAAAAGCAATTAATGAATGTTTTGAAAGACTCTGGAAACAGTACCCGAATAAACGTGGTAAAGGACAGGTATCCGACACAAAGAAAAAGACTCTGTATGAGATAGGAGAAGAAAAAATAGAAAGAGCTTTGAAAAGGTATCTGGATGATTTATCTAAGGACAGTAGTTGGAGAAAACCACAGAACGGAAGTACATTCTTCAATTCTGGTTACGTGGATTATCTGGACGAGAACTACGAAAAACCACTAGAGCCACAGCCGCAGCGGAATCCTGCAAGTGTCTTATCCTGCGAAAGAGATTATGATTTTGACAGCTTGGAGATGCAGTTAATACAGAAACAATTAGAGTAAGGAGTGATGGAAAATGTATCAAATGAGTTTTTTTAGTAATGAGATAGCTTTACGAAGTTCTTCCATTACTAAGCAGACTAGAAGAGAATCACACAAAAAGGTCAACAAAGAAGCAATGCATATATTGATTCTAGAACAACTAGAATATGGAGCGATGACAGCACGAGAGATCGCAACGGTGCTGTATAAGCACAAAAAAGTGTTAGAACCGACAAGGCAGCAGGTACAACCACGATTGACAGAGTTAGTACAGGACGGACGTATTGAGGTGTGCGGTAAACGACACGACAGCCTAACAGACAGAAATGTGGCAATCTACAGAAAGGTGGCTAAAGATGGGGTATAAAAATATAAGCAAAGATCTTAAGAGAAAAATCCTTAAAGAAGTAGAAGAAACGAAAGAGGTTACTTCTGTTGCTAAAAAATATGGAGTAGACCCATCAAGCATCTTTAAGTGGAAAAAATATGGTATCGAAGCAAAGCGAAGAGAGTACACAAAAGAGTTTCGCAAACAAGTTGTCAAAGAAAAAGTAGTTAAAAAGCTACATGTACAGGAATGTGGAGCAATTTATGGAGTACCTGGTTATCTTGTTAGATTCTGGGAAGATGAATTGGTGGAAGAAGTCAAAGAAGAGATTCGACAAAGCCGATTCAAAAAGAAGCAACACGAACGAAGATTTGTTCACGTAACATCACATTCTGGGTATTGGAAATAAAAACTAAATAATACTTTTCTGGTTTGATTCTCTGCCTAAGTAACTGTAAATAATGTTTTTTGTATTTTCAAATTCTTCCATTTTTCATTTTTTATTAGGCAGAGACTCAAGCCAGAAAAGGCTTGTTGCACAGCAGGATTTTTATATACCACACGAACAATTAAATAAGAATCCTCGCAACGCATAAGCAACAAAACTCTTTAATTATTTGTTGTATAAGTCATGATTTCCCCTGCTATTAACGGCAGGGGAGAGAATGGACAGTAAAGGAGTAAGAAATGCAAATTTATAATATAGAAACGAAAGCAATTATAAGCGGAGAAGAAATAAAAGAATTAGATGATTGCTTTATTTTGACAAATACTGACGAGAGAAATGATATGCAGACAACGATCAGATGCTTGAAACCAACGTGGAACAAAGTAATTTGTAAAGAAACGTGTTTACAGCGTATTACAAGTCAGCTAAATCAACTTACACAAAACACGGTTTTAGGAGTTGATGAGTTAAGCAATAATACAGATACACTCATGATGAGAATAACATTGAAAAATGTTAAAAACAAAAGTCTATTGATATATAACAAACAAAATAAAACAACATACATTGATTGTTGGTTTATCAGTAGTAGATTTTTAGATCAAGCCATAGAAGATTATTTAACAAATAAGGAGGATTAAATATGGGAATTAAAAATCTAACAGAAGCAGAAGAAAAAGAGTTTTACAGACTTGTTGGGAAGATGAATGGAAAAGAAACAGATAAGGAACAGGGTGTAAAGGTAAGGAAACCACGAGAATCAGAAGAATATTTTTGCATTAGTAATGATGGAGCTGTTATACAAAGCAGGTGGACGAATGATTCTCTTGATGAAGGAAGATGGGAATTAGGAAACGTCTTTTTCACAGAAGAGTCAGCGTGGCTTGCCAGAGAAAAAAAGAAAGTAGAAGTTGAAATCGAAAGATATGCAAGGGAACACAATGGCACAGCATCTACCAATCGTCGTTATTTAATTCGATATGAAGAAGATGAGAAAAGACTTCTTTGTGATACATGGGCTACAGCAAAAATACAGGGTGCAGTTATGTTTACATCAAGAGATGTTTTGGCTGATGCGATCGAAACAATAGGAAGAAAAAGAATCCTCAAGTACATCTTTGGGGTAGAAAGTGAGGGAGAGGAATGAATTTTACAAAAGCGTTCGCAGTATTTATACAAATTGATTCAAAGGAGTTTACGGAAGATGAAAAATATGAAGCAATACAGCAGGTATTAGATGCAGCGACAATAAACAGTATCACAAAAAAGCAGGTGTTAAATGTAGTGTCATGGTTGTTCAATAAGCAACAAAAATATAGATGGCACGACTTAAGAGATAATCCGAATGACCTGCCAGATGCGAATTATCCAAGTAATACATGGTTTGAGGTAGTGCAAAAGGATAATGAAGAAGAGCTTCCAAGAGCAGCAATGCAGTATGATGATGTGCTTGGCTTTGGATTTTATCATGACATTTTTGATCCTGTATCTTTAGGCTATGTAGATACAGAGTTTACGACAGCAGCGGAAGAGGGACTTGCAGAAGTAGTTGCATGGCGAGAGATTGAAGAATTTGAAAGTGAGGAAGAAGATGAAGATTAATGCAAAAACACCAAGTATTAAAACATACACATTAAGTCATTTCAAAATCGGAGATGTTTGTATGGGCGTAAAAAATGAACATTATTATCTTGTAGTTGAATCAGAAAAAGAAAAGAAACAGCTTGTTGATTTAACAGAAAACAAGATTATAAGAGATGGAAGAACTATTTCTTTGATTCCAACGATTGCAGAGCTTGAAGCTACACCAATAACATTATCATTAGAACAACTAAAGGAGAGATAACATGAAAATAGTTGACATTAACACATTAAAAGGTTCAGACAGACACGGCAGTTGTATAGAGTGCGAAAAAGATTTTGCAGAAGATAAAGGAATGAAAAGAATCATTTTCGGAACAGATCAGAAGCGTACCATCTTCTTATGTGACAAATGTTACCATGATTTATTAAAAGAGATGACCAAGAAAAGATTAAAAGAAATGGGGGTTGAGATATGCAGAAAATAACAAAATGCCCATACTGTGGAAGTGATCGTGGAATGTTTGCAAAGTTTAAAGCAAATGGAACTGACACATATAGCTTTGATGGAAAAATGGAAAGCAGTGAAGTCATAGATTTATTTAGTTATAACAAAACAATGAGATGTATGGACTGCAGCAAACGTATTATGAGCTACGAAGAATTTATACGTGATTATTATGTTGAAGATTAGAAACATAATGAAGTAAAGGAGTATCAATGGACTTAGAACAAAAAGCAATAGAAAGAATCAAAACAGCATCAGAAATGAGTCTTGAATATTACAAACAACCACTTATCTGTACATACAGTGGTGGCAAGGATTCAGATGTATTATTAGAGCTATTCAAACGTTCTGGAGTTCCTTTTGAAGTACAGCACAGTCACACCACAGCGGATGCACCACAAACAGTGTGGCACGTCCGTGACAATTTCAAGAAATTGGAAGAGGGGGGGGATAAAGTGTAGTATTAACTATCCAAGGAAACCAGACGGAACCAGAATCACGATGTGGAATCTCATTCCCAAGAAACTTATACCGCCTACACGGCTTGTAAGATATTGTTGTCAAGAACTTAAGGAAAATAACAGCAATGGAAGATATATTGCAACAGGTGTTAGGTGGGACGAAAGCACAAAACGAAAAAATATGTGGGATGAGTTCGAAAGAATCGGAAGTAGTAAAAAGACAGCAGAAAAATTCAATACAGTAATGCTTAGCAATGATAATGATTCCAAAAGAAGAATCACGGAATTGTGCATGCAGAAAGCAAAAATGACCGTAAATCCTATTGTTGATTGGAAAGAGGAAGATATATGGAACTACATAGATCAAGAGCATATATGCACTAATGAATTGTACCAATGTGGATATAAAAGAGTTGGATGCATCGGTTGCCCAATGGCAGGCAGAAAAGGAAGATTAAAGGAATTTTACGACTTTCCAACATTCAAATTAAATTATATCAGAGCATTTGACAGGATGTTAGAAGCAAGAAAAGCAAAGAATCTTCCTACGAGGTGGGAATCTGGAGAAGAAGTATTCCTGTGGTGGATAGAAGATAAGAATGTTGCAGGACAAAGAGAATTTAAGGTAGCAGAAAACGGACAACTTATGTGGTAAAGGAGTGATAACATGAGCTATGTATGGTCAACAGAAAAATACAGTAACTACAGTGAAGATTTTGAAACAATAGAAGAATGCATCAAAGAAGCTAAAAACACAGGATGCAAAGCAGGTACCGTTATTTGGATTGGAAAAACAGAAGAAGCATATATAAGACAGGTAGACCTAACAAATATACTCGAAGATTTACATAATGCTGTATACGATGATATTGGAGAGTGTGCAGGAGATTGGTATATAGAGGATATAGATAACCAAGAATCATATGAAAAATGTGAAGAAGCAATAAACGATCTGGTCGTTAAGTTTATCGAAGAAAACGGAATGAAGCCGACTTTTGGAAAGGTTACAGATATAGAGCCGTATGTTATCAAGTAGGAGGGAAGAATATGGACGTTATCAAACAAATAGATTACATGATCGCTTGCCTAGAGATGGTAAAAGAAGAAATCAATTACAAAAAAAGATGGGAAATGAAAATAAAAATGAGAGAGGATAACGACTGGAACTGGTATAAGATACACAGGACACCAAACAATGCACTTATCAAAGAAAATCTTAGAAATGTTGGAAGAACAGGATTCAAGCTTGCGAAAGATTTAGAGGTGGGAGAATGAAAATATATTCAAATCGAGCTGATAAAAATGTGGACTGTATAAGAGCAAGCATGAGAACAGAAAAACACAATAGTTTGCACGTAACATTAAATTTTAGGAGAACTGTTGGTGGACCAGTTACCATGGAAGAAGAAACAGGCAGTGAAGTGATAATAAATTTTACTGATACTTGCGAACTTGAAAATTTCATCATGGCACTGACACAGCTAAAGGAAATGACAAAAGGTTACTACGGTAAATGGGAGATTGAAAAGGAGAACGACTATGACAATAGCGGAGCAGGTAGCACAGTGTTTTTTAGAAAGCATAGAAAAGACAATCAATGAAAACAAGATGGATGTCGGAGCGTTAGAATCAAATACTTATTATCGTTCTGAAAAAGCAAAAATGGTAGTGACAGATACAAAGACAGGGATAGTTATTGCAACAATGACCTGTGACATGAATCCAAAAAGAAGAAAACAGGAAAAAGATTTAGATGATTATTGCCGTAAAAGAGTATGCCCTGTTTGTATTTTTAAAAATCAAGAACCTTGTATAACGAACAAAATTGCCTATGGAGTAGCTACTAATAAAGAGGTAGAGGAAAACTATAAAAAGATGTTAGAAGAAGTGGAGATGAAAGAATGATACTAAAAATCTTACTTGTTATCATAGGTGTTTTCTTAGGACTGGTGGGCAGTGGCTTCTGCCAGTCCGCTAAAGCAAGAGATACGATCACAATGACGTTAGAAGATTATAAGCATATGGGAGAAATATTACACAGTTTGCCGATAAGAGAACGGCACAAAAGCCTTAAAGGGAAAGACGTGGCGTTATACAGGTGTCCTAAATGTAAAAGCTATGTAGCAGAATGGACAGAAGTTTGTGAGTGTGGGAACCGGTTAGACTGGGGAGAAAGTGAGGACTTACATGTTAATAAGAATTAGTGAGACAATGGCTATAAATACACAACAGGTTATTAGAATCTATGTCAAAAAAGTATTTGACGGATACGAAGTTATAGGAGAAACACTAGATCATCTATATACTATTAAAAAATGTACAACAAGAGCAAAAGCAGGAGAGACACTGGAAAAAATACTCAGTCAGTACGACAGAGGACAAAGGGTTATCGAATTATAAAGGAGCGTTATAAATGTTGGTACTTACACAAAGTCAACGAATGGTTATAAATGTTGAGTATGTAGATTGTATGTTTATTAAAAAAGAAATAATAAAGAAGCAGGAAAAATACGGTTTATATTGCGTTATGGCATTCGATCAAGAGAAAGTTGCTATTGCATATTATGAAACAGAGAAAGAAGCAATGGAAGAACTCAAATTGATGCTGAATTGTTGGAAACACAAGCAAGACATATATTTTATCAGACAAGAAAAGGCGGTGTTATAAATGGGAAAATACTGTGAATGGATAAAATACGATTATAGAACAATTTGTCCAAGAGAACACGATGCAAATAATCCTTATTGGAGGATTCCAGCAGATACAGACAAATTGAAATACTGTCCATATTGTGGGAAAAAGATAGTAATAAAATAGTGTTATCAAGGAGTGATTATATGAAATGTGCTTGTATGGGATGCACAGAAGCAACCGGTAGGAGTTGGGATTGCCACACTAGATGTGATGGTTACAAAGAGTTCCAAGCCAAAAACGAGAAAGAGAAGAACGTTATCAAAAGGAAAAATCCTTATTATAAGTCGTTATCAAAAGAAAAATTTATGAAAAGAAATGCTTTAAACAGGAACAGGAGGGGAAGAAAGTGACAGGGTTATCAATAGACGTTATCAAAAAATGTTTGCAGGAAGCGAACTAGAGAGGAGAAAAACGAAAATGTTTGAAGTAAAAGTTGATACTGAGACAATTAAGCATGTCATAGATGCTTGCAAAACTGAGAAAACATTAAACCAACACGGAGTTGTGATCTATAACTGCCTGAAAGAACTTTTAGAGTACAGAGAAACAGGATTGACACCGCAGGACATAAAAGAGATGGACAAGCTATATTTAGAAAAATGTAAAAAAGTAAATGCACTTGTAAAGACCTGTGAACGGTTAGAAAAGGAGAAAAGATGAATAAGCAAGACATATATACTCTATGTACATTAATTCCATCTATGGATGATTACAGCGGTCACAATATGTATCTATGCGGTAAACGTGACGGATTCAACGAGTGTGTGCAGATACTAAAAGATAATTTAAAAAATGCAAAAGAAGAAGCAGAGGACTAAACCCCTGCTTCTTTTATTTGTCTTCATATTTAATATATAAGTGCCTCCATTTCTCCAACCAATTTTTGGCACCGATGTAACTTTGATATGTCAATTCGTTACTGTCTTGCATTTCTTCATACATATCACATTCATGTTGTACTCTAAACCAGACATCAGCAAAGTTATCAATTGTATCATCATTCATAGCGAAGTACACTTTTAATTTCTTTAGTGCAGTGATCGCTTTTTTGCAATCATCGGGTAATTCTCTGTCAAATATTTCTACCATTTTTATCTCCTTTTCTACCCTCGTAACCTCCGGGGTGGGTGGTGTATGTTATGCAGGTATTACAAGACTGTCACGATCAGCCTTGACAAGACGATTTTTATTAAGTCTATCTTTCCACTGTTCAACAAGTGATTCATGGAGCTTTAAGGCTTCTTGCTTGCTGCAGGTTGTATAAGAATCAATTTCTTCAAAATCATCCATATACATTACAACGGTTTGGTATTCGTGTAATACTTCCACATAAGCTGTGGAAATATTACATTCTGTTTGATGTAACCAAAATTTGTGTCTTGCGATTACTTTATTCATTTTCAATCCCTCCTAAAATCTTTTTACAAGCTTCTACATATCCGTCTGGAAGTGTTTCAGTGTTCATCTTCCCACCGTTTGCTCTCCATTCGAGATATTTTTTAACTTCTTCTTTTTCTTCTTCCAGTTCGTAAATAAATTCTTCATAAGAAACGAAGTCCTCATTTTCGACTAACTTTTCAATTTCTTTTCTTAATTCTTTCATCTTCTTTTCTCCTTTTTAAATGTTTTTCGTTTATCTTTAACTAGAGTATAAATGGTTTTAGTTTAAATGTCAATGATAAAAATAAACTTTTTTCGTTTGACATATGATATATTTTAAATTATAATGATTTAAAAACAGAAAAGAGGTGTGGTTGATGGAATACAATATAAACTTTACTTACAAGGACAACAAGCAATTAAAAGAAATCTACAAAGAACTACTAAAAAGGAACGGCATGACAATGACAGAAGCGTCACAGCTCTTAGGATTGTCAACACCGCAGCAGCTAAACAACAAATTTAATAATAAAAAAGTATCCTTAAGTGATTTAAAGGATTTTTTGGGTATAATGGGATATGATTACGAGATAATAATAAAAAAGAGATCTGGGAGCTTTTGAGTTCTTCCAGATCTCTTTTACTATGCAATTCTTGAAACATTGGAAGTCTTTACTTTTTCACTTCCGTATTTTCTTTGAATGTCCTCGAAAGACATTTTCTTTTTATGCCACTTTCCAGATGGCTCTGTTGAGAAGTGCCACTTTTTACGATTCTTAGACCACTTAAAGCCTAACTTCTTTAGCTCTTCTTTGTACGGGAATGTATTACCATCTACCCAAATCCAAGAGCCTACTACCTCGATATTTACACCATCGAAAGAAACAATATTATTAATAACATTTCTTAAGGCTTCGTCTGCCTTGTAATCAAATGTATTTTTCTTTTCTTCTTCTGGTGTCTGCCCTGCCTTGAACATGTCAAACAGTTTCTTGTATTCGGCTGTAATCTCTTGACATGTAACAACGTCTCCACCGTTGTCCGGGTGGTTGGCTACCATTAATTTTTTGTATTCTTTTCTGAGTTCCTGTAAGTTTTTGGCTGTAAAATATTTCATGATAACACCTCCTAAATTGTCTAGCAGAGACTTATAAAATCTCTGCTAAGCTAATAACCTGTGATTCTGATAAATTATCCATGACGATCTCGTCTCCTTTGTGGAGTTCGAATCTGTCTGGAAAAGTTCCGAACCATCCGTCAAACTGATTGTCAATGTAGTATCCTTTTGATTCTAATTTTTTGATTGCTTCTTTCATCTTCTTTTCTCCTTTTCTTGTTTGCTTTGCTCTCTTAACTTACTTTTATTATACATAAAATCTATGCATACGTCAATAGAAAAGTGCATAAAATTTATGTATAAAATTCTTGATGTAAAATCATGAGTGTGCTATAATAATGCAAAAGGAGGGAAAAACGATGATAAAATACAAATTAGATGTGCAGGAAGAATTGAAGAAAAAAGGGTATACTTCTTATATAATAAGAAAAAACAAGTATTTAAGCGAGGGGACACTTGCAAAGATAAAGCGAGGAGAACCAATAAATATGAAAAGTCTTAATGCTATTTGCTGTATGCTCAGAAAAAATGTAGATGATGTAATTGATATAGAAATAACAGATGATGAAAAAATAAAATATTTTATCTAAAAAGTGTTGACTTATGAATAAATATTATGCATAATAAAGACAGTTAAAGGAGACAAGCAAAGAAAGAAGACACAAGAGAAGCAAGAGAGAAAGCCGAAAAAGAAATGTTCGGAAAATTTCTGGAAGAGCATAAAGAGTATGTAAAGGATAGAAAAGGAGATATGAGTCATGAAAAAAGAATTTTGGGAAAGAGTAAAGTGGGAAAGAATAGTGGATACGAGAAAATATAGATATGTATTAGACGATGATGTAAGACTCGAAAGGCCTTTGATAAAAAGGCTACCAATCGAAGACCTAGACACGACAGCAGCTATTGACGGGTGGGAAGTTGTAAAGGAACTTTAAAAATGAAATATAGAACAAAAAAGGCTTGTTTGGATTGCGGCAAGCCTTTCTATGGTAGTACAGATAAGTTGTATTGCGACGAATGCGCAAAAAAAAGAAAATCTAATGTGATGAGGATTAGGGTGTGTAGGATGTGTGGCAAAGAATTTCTTGGAGGCCCTCGAGCTTTTTATTGTCCAGATTGTAGAATTATACGAACCAAAGAAGCACAAAAAAGATTTAGGCAAGGAAAGACCGCTAAAAGGAAGCTTGGGAGTGTCGATAAGTGCGAGCTATGCGGAAACGAATATATTGTAATGGCAGGGCGGCAAAAATATTGTTCTGAAAAATGCCAGCACGAAGCAGGCTTATTATTGCAAAAAGAATATAAAAGTGCTTATAATAAAGAGACAGAACAGACAAAAAAGAAATTGGAAAAGAACAGCAAAAAACAAAAAATTTGCGAATACTGCGGTAAAAAATTCCAATCCAAAGTTGCAAGTAACACTTGTAGTGATTACTGCCGACACAAACAAGCGCAGATCAGAAACGCAAGGGCGCGGATTAATCGGGGCGAGAAAACAAATCTTGACACGCTGTTGAAAGAAAGAGACGAGTATAGAAACAAAGTAAGCAATAATAAAGGAGGTACGCGGATGAATGTAAAAAACAAATATGGGAAAGAAATTGATTTTGACGAAGCGCTAAAATCAATGGATGCAGATTTAAGAGAAAGCGTGGCGTATGAATTGAGCCTTTCGTCTGATCAAGAATTTTTTGACAAGTACGCCGAGGCACATAAAAAAAAATTCGGGACCACTTGGGAACCAGATCGAGAATAAAAAGAGTGTAAACAAAGGCACTTTCTACTATGGTATAATTATATTAGATAATAATCATAGTTGGGAGGTGCCTTTTTTGATTAATAACAAACTAAAGAATTGCTGTAACGATTGCGTGTACTGCGAGATCGTGACGGAGACAAAGAGAAGAGCAATCCCAGAGAACAAAACAGAAGTGGTACTGGTAAACATAAAGTGTAGTCATATGTGTGTATGCAGTAAGTACAAGAAAGAGGTGCAGGATGGAAGATAAAAGCCTGTGCTGTGCAGGATGCAAGAACACACTATCTGACAGAGGGATTATGTACTGCACTAAGGATAACGGCAAGAGACTGATAAGAGACAGATATTTGACTGTATGTGATGATTACAAGACAGCAGGACCGACAACAAAGGTGTATGCAAACGAAAGGACGTGAGACAATGGGAGCAGGTGGCAGACCGCCTAAATACAAGAGTGTCAAAACGATGCAAAAAAAGATAGATGAGTACTTTAAACTATGTGAGGGCGAAGTATTAAAAGAAGATGGTAAGATAGTAAGAAATAAAAGCGGCTATCCTATTATGATTAACAGGAAACCTCCAACAATTACCGGATTGGCTTTGCATCTTGGTTTTACATCTAGAGCGGATTTGTTGTATTACCAAAACGAAAAACAAGAGTTTCTTGACACAATCACACGGGCGAAAAGCAGAGTGGAAGAGTATGCAGAGGGCAGATTGTACGACAAAGAGGGAAGTTCTGGGGCACAATTTAACTTAAGAAACAACTTTAAACACTGGGATGCAGACAAGAAGCAGGAAGAGAATAAGACAGAGGGAATTACAATAGTAAATAATATTCCTAGAGAGTAAGGAGCGGTTGCATGGTTAATTTGACGGATGTGATCGCCCCATCTTTTTATAGGGTGCATTGGGACATTCAAGACGGCAAGCATACCTATTATGATTTGTATGGTGGTCGTGGTTCTTGTAAGTCCTCGTTTGTGTCCGTGGAGATTGTGTTGGGCATGATGCAAGATGAAACCAACGGAGAATTTACAAATGCCGCGGTCTATCGAAAGGTAAAAGATACTTGCAGATCATCAGTGTTTGAACAGATAGAATGGGCGATAGATGCGTTAGGTGTTTCTGATCTGTGGGAATCGTCTGTAAGTCCTATGCAACACACATACAAGCCGACAGGACAAAAGATACTGTACAGAGGTCTTGACAAAGCTAAAAAGTCAAAGTCTGTAAAGGTGTCTAAAGGATATATAAAATATTTATGGTTCGAGGAATTAGACGAGTTCGCAGGCATTGAAGAAATCCGAACAGTACAGCAATCTATATTGCGTGGTGGTCCTAAGTTTGTTGTATTTAAGACATTTAACCCACCAATCAGTGTAAATAATTGGGCAAATAAGTATGTAGCAGAAGCAAGAGAGGACAGCTATAGGCATAAGAGCAATTATACAACGGTTCCTGCGGAGTGGTTAGGACCTCAGTTCTATGCCGATGCAGACTACTTAAAAGAAACGAATGAACGTGCATACAAGCATGAGTATTTGGGAATCCCTGTAGGACTGGGAACAAATATCTTTGAGCTTCTGGAAATCCGCACGATCACGGACGAAGAAATAGCAAGGCAGGAAAAAATATACCAAGGGCAGGACTGGGGATACTATCCAGACCCGAAAGCTTTTGTCAGATGTGCATATATGCCTGCATCACAAAAAATCTTGTGCATAGACGAGTTGGGCGGTCAAAAAATCCGCAACACTGCAATGTCACAGATGATTATAGGTAAGGGATACAACGACTATAGTATTAGTTGTGGAGCTGACGAGATAGAAAGCATCTTAGACTTTAGAGATGCAGGACTTGTGGCAAACAAAACAAACGTATATCCGGGTAGTCGTAAATACTCTTATGAATGGTTGCAGTGCAGGACATTAGTCATAGACCCTGCGAGAACTCCACGGCTGTATGAAGAGGTAATAAGCTACGAGCATGAGGTAGATGAAAACGGAGAAATCAAGGCAGATTATCCAGACGGCAACGACCATTTTATTGATGCATTAAGGTATGCGACAAGTCCAATGAGCATGAGACGTGGAGAGAGTGCGTAAAGGAGACAAAAACAATGATGATAAATCTAAAAGATGTAAGATGCATAAAAATCGGGAATGTACTGTTACATGTAGATAACATTACAGAGGTAGCATGGCACAACGGAATTGTAGAGATAAGCGTAAACAGTGATCTAATGCAAGCAGACATAAAAACAAATATAAAAAATGTCGAGCTTGTGACGGTGGAATAGATGGGTATATTTAGCAGAATGAAAGAGATATTAAGTACCCTTTTTAGACAAAGGGCAAGAGACGATTTTAAAGTTAATACTGTAACATCTTTGGAAATGCAGAGGACAGTAGAAAAATGTATGTATATCTATAAAGGTATGCCATACTGGTTAGATGATGATGAACATATCAAGACTGTTAATTTTGCAAAAGCTGTTTGCTCGGAAATGGGACGTCTTACAACATTGGCGATAGGAATAACTGTTGACGGTAGTGCAAGAGCTGACTGGTTACAGAAACAAATTAACAAGGTGCTTGGAGAGATAAGGCACTGGACAGAATTTGCGTGCGCATACGGTACCGTAATACTTAAACCAAACGGCAAGAGTGTAGACCTTATAACTCCTAAAGATTTTATTGTAACAGATGAGAGTAACGGAGAGATTCAAGGTATTGTGTTTATCAACAGGGAAGTGTCTGGGGATGGTAGAACATACTACACAAAACTTGAATATCATCGTTATATCGAAGATGTGTATCAGATAACTAATCGTTGTTATGCTTCTAAAGATGCAAATGATACAGGAAAGCCTATAGACATAGACGAGACACCATGGAAAGGCGAACTTGAAGATGTAGGACTAGCAAACTTAGATGGTAAACGATTATATGGAGTGTTGCGGACACCACAAGCAAATAGTGTAGATGAGGATTCAAGTCTTGGATTACCTATCTTCTATGATGCTATAGAAGAATTAAAGGATTTAGATATAGCATACAGCAGAAACGCAACAGAAATTTTTGATAGTAGGCGAATGGTCCTTATTGATTCTGACAGGCTCATGGAAAGTGGCGCACCTGTGAAAGATATGCAGGCAGGTGTTGAACGAAGCAAGAAGCGTTTAAAATTACCAGAATACGTTAAAAACGTAAATGGGACTGGAATGGATGGATTTTATCAAGAAGTAAATCCATCCTTAAATACATCTGCAAGAATAGAGGGTATCAATGCATTGTTAAGTCAAATTGGATATAAATGCGGATTTTCCAATGGTTACTTTGTATTCAATGAAAAAACAGGTATACAAACAGCTACATGGGTAGAAGCAGATCAGCAGAGAACTATTCAGACGGTTAAGGATATGAGAGATAAATTACAAAAGTGCATGAATGAGTTAATAAATGCACTTAGTATATTTGCAGACTTATATCAATTATCCCCTGTTGGAACGTATGAAATAGTGTTTGACTTTGGGGATATTACATACAACGAAAATGAGGATCGATCAAGATGGTATAGCTTTACTGTTGCAGGAAAAGTCCCATTCTGGTATTACTTAGTCAAATTTGAGGGATTTAGCGAAGAAGAAGCGAAAGCATTAGTAGCAGAAGCACAGCCAAAAGAACCAACCCTTTTTAGTGCAAGCGGAGAGGAGTGAAAGCATGGGGAAGAACAGAATTGAAAAATATCTTGCATACCTTAGTGGCGAAGATGTAAAACTGCCCGAACCATTTACAAAGCAAGAAAAGCTGTTGTACAACATCTGCAAAAAGGGAGTTACAGGCAGTACAGAAACAGACAAAACATTAACACAAGAGGGCAAGCCTGCGGATGCGGCAGCAGTTGGGAAAATGCTAGATGCAACACTAATGGCAAAAGACCCCGAAGAATAGGCGGTGGGATTATGCTAACGCCAGATTACTTATGGTATGTGCCAGAAAAGGCAGAGAAGCAGGCGGAAGAACTACATAACAAGATTGTATCGGTCATGATTGAACGAATGATGATAAGACTAGGACGTGGCGAGGATTACCTTTTTACTCCTATTGACAAGTGGCAGATGGATGTATTGCAGGATGCAGGGTATATCTTGCAAGCGGTACAGAAAGAGATTGCACAAACAACAAAGATAAGCATTGATACAATCGCACAGACCATGAAAGAAGCAGGTATAAAGGCTATAGAATGGGATGATGCAGTGTATAAAAAGGCAGGTCTTGAACCAAAACCACTAGGGGAAAGTCCTTATCTACAACGATTATTACAAAGAAATTATGAAAAGACCAAGGGAGAAATGCATAACTACACTGGTACGATGCCGAACGCCTGCCATGATAATTACATAGATGCAGTGGACAAGGCATACAACCAAACTGCAAGTGGTACAATGAGCTACACAGAAGCGGTCAAAGAAGCTGTTAACGACATCATAGACAAGGGTGCAGACGTAACATACCCTAGCGGACGTAGAGACAGCATAGAGACAGCTACAGCGAGAGCAGTCCGTACTGGTGTAAGCCAGATGGCAGCAGATATTACAGACGCACGTATGGACGAGATGGATTGGGATATCATCCTAACATCTGCCCATCTGGGAGCCAGAATTGGGAACGGTGGGGACAATTTAACCAATCATTTCTGGTGGCAAGGCAAGTTTTACAGCAAAAGCGGTAATGACCCAAGATTTCCGCCTTTTTCGGTCTGCGGTATGGGAAACGTGCAGGGAATCCATGGGGCAAACTGCCGACACTCACACGGACCGGGGGATGGAATAAACAATCCGTTCGAGGACTATGACAGCGAAGAGAACCGCAAGGAATACGAGAAGAGAAAACGCCAGAGAGAGCTTGAAAGACGTATCAGAAAGACGAAACGGCAGTTAATCGGCATGAAAACGGCTGTGGATAATGCAAAGGACGAAGTCTTAAAGCATGAGCTTGATATGGAATATCAGAAAAAGGCTGCACTATTGCAAAAACAGAATCAAGCTTATAAAGATTACTGCAAGCAGAACAATCTCAAGACACAAAACGAAAGACTCAACACCGCAGGATGGGACAGAAGTCAATCATCATCCGCTAGAGGTGCAGCGACTAGATATAATAACGCACGAGGTAAATAAATTGGAAACTATTAATCAATTCATGGTTGCGTGTGGGTGGATTATAACCATTGGTGGAGCTATAGGCGTATTGTATAAAGCCTATAAGTATTATAAGAAGCCTACGGACGATTTAGAGCAACGTATAACGTCAATAGAGACAGATATAAAGGACATTAAGCAGAAGCTTAACAGTGACTACAACGCAATTAACAGCCAACAGGACGATGTAAATTTAGTCATGAAAAGTATGTTTAACTTGATTGAGAACAAAATCACAGGGAACAACATCGAGGGTCTAAAAAAAACCAGAGACGAGTTAATAAACGCACTGACAACACACGAAAAGTAAAGGAGAACAAAGAATGAATTTTAAAGAAGCATTTAAAGCTATGAAAGCAGGGCATAAAGTAAAACTTCCATCATGGGGTGGCTTTTGGTTCTGGGATACAGAAAAAGAAACTATTATGATGCAGTGCAGACCAAAAGATTCTGATAAAGGGCAGGGAGATTTATTGGATATTAGAGAGACACAGAGAGTTGAGTATACACTGTCTAATATCTTATCCAATGAATGGATTGTGGCAAATCCAGAGAACTGTCCTGTGCTTGGCGGAGTGGCTACATTTAGCTTTGGAGATGCTATTAAATATTTAAAACGTGGTCTTAAAGTTAAAAGAATAGGTTGGAACGGAAAGAACCAGTATATTCAGCTTGCAACATGTATTTCATTTAAGCCAGTAGATGATGATTACGTTGTGAATTGTGATCATGAAGCCATCGGAAATAAAGCAGTAGCATTTGTGGGAACGTCTGGTGTACAGATGGGGTGGTTAGCATCACAGGCTGATATGTTAGCGGAAGATTGGATATTTGTAGATTAGGAGTTGATATATGGCTAAATATGTAAAGAAACCTGTTGAAGTAGAAGCAATCACGTTTGATGAGCTTATGAGAATCGGAGCAGAGAACGCTGATACTGTTGTTAACGGTATGCCTGTTAAGTTTACATACAATGGTTATGCCATTAGACAATATGACAGCAATTCTTATACCATCCCGACACTAGAGGGAAATTTCCTCATGACAAAAGATGATATGCTTATTACTGGCGTAAACGGAGAAATCTATCCATGTAAGAAAGAAATTTTTGAAAAAACTTATGAAAAGTGTATTGAAAAATCCATAGTATAGCATTTACAATAATACTTGTAACAAATAATAGTTGTTGTTGAATAAATCATTTTTTACTTGCTAGTATGTGATTTGTTTCGAAGATTTTTCATGTTACAACCCTTTTTCTTATTGATTTTATAAAGTATAATACGGCAGGACTTCTAACGAGGTCCGTGGAAACATAGTTCAGTTGGTTAGAGCATCCACCTCATAAGTGGACAGTCACAGGTTCGAATCCTGTTGTTTCCATTAGCCACAAAAGTGGCAATCAATAGCATTTATTTTCTGGCCCTTTATTGGTAGAGCTGTAATTTTTTCATACTCCTCCAAAAAACGTTGAAGCATCATGTTGTCGCATGGTGCTTTTTTCGTGAAAAAATTAGAAAAATGAGTAGAAAAAAAGAGTCTCCATATCTTACAATAAAAGAGTAGATTGTTTGATGCTCATGTGATTCAATCAACTAACCTCCTCCCGTAAGTTTTAAGAGAGAGTTAAAGGCTCAAGAGTGGTTCAAGTCCACTCTTCTCTTTTACCTTGGCTTAGGTTTATAAGCCTTAATCCATTACCGCAGACGAGCGGTATACAAATATCGTAGGAGGATATATATGCAGAATTACGAAAAGATTTTAGAAGAATTAGGAATCGAAGTACCAGAGGACAAAAAGTCCGAACTGAAAAAGAAAATGTCTGAAAACTATAAGACTGTAGCTGACTACAATAAGCAGGTAGAGAAAAAAGATGAATACAAAACATCTTTAGACGAAGTGCAGTCTAAATTAGCCGACTTAGAGAAAGAAGATGTTGACGGTCTTAAGACTAAAATTACAACATTAACGCAGGAACTTGCAGATGAAAAAGAAGCAAGAGCAAAAGAAGCTAAGCAGACAGAGTTAAGAGACAAGGTAAAAGATTTCTTATCTGATAAAAAATTTGTAAATGCAATCACAGAAGACTCTATCCGCTCCCAGATGATTCAGAAGTTAGAAGAAGAGAATGGGAAAAATGCAGAAGATGTATTTAAAGAACTTACTACTAAAGATGGGAAACCAATTGAGAACATCTTAGTTGACGAAAAGAAAGCACCAAGTACTAATATCCCAAGCTTTACGACTAAGTTCAACAGCGGAGAGCAGAAAAAGGGAACACAGAAGTTAAGGGAAATGTCTTTAGACGACAGAATGAAGCTTAAGGCAGAGGACCCAGACTACTATGCAACCTTATTAAATGACAGATAGATAATACCGACTCACAGTATGGAAGTGAGCCGCTAACCTAAAAATCCCTTAATAGTTGTAGGTAGATGGGACATAGATAAGTCCTTATCTATTCTTATTTAGGGTAGAAAGGACTTTTTTTATGCCAAGAACAGGAAGATTTGGCGGTTTTGATTTTGACCCAGAGGTTTTTTCTGAGTTTATGTCAGAAAACCCAACATGGAACGATACAATTATTGCATCTGGTGTGTTAGCACAGGACAATACAATCATGGATTTAATCGGAGAAAAAGGAAATATCGCAACAATTCCATTCTATACACCGATTGATGAACAGGACTCACAGGCTTTAAACAACGATGGAGAAACAGATAATACGCCTGTTGAAATTACAGGAAAGAAACAGACTTGCATGTTAATTCAGAGAATGAAAGCTTGGAAAGCAAAAGACTTTACAAAAGAGTTAACAGGTGCCGACCCTATGACTCATGTTGCAAACTCTGTTGCAAGCTTTTATAAGCAGGTAAGAACACGTGACTTAATGGCTACAGTTGATGCAGTTTTAAGTCTGTCTGGTATGGAAAACCATATTACAGACTTATCTTTAACTGGCGAGGGTACTGTTGGAGATGTAAACAAAATTGACGATACAACACTTATCTTTGCACAGCAGAAAGCTTTAGGAGATTCCGCTGACAAGATGGGATTACTTGTATTAAACTCTTACATTTATGCAAAGTACAAAGCAATGGGACTTGTTGACTACAACAAATACACTATTACTAACGCAGTAGAAAGAGAAGTAAATCTTCCTACAATCGGTGGATTTATCCCACTGGTAACAGACAGATTTACAGTTGATACAACAGGAACAAACCCAGTATACAAAACTTATATGCTTGGTACAGGCTCAGTATTGACTTGTGATAAGACAAACTATGAAAATCCTTATTATACAGACTATGATCCAGAAACATCTGCCGGTATCGAAAAGCTGTATACAAAACAGGGTTATGTATTACATCCTAACGGATTTTCTATTAATTCTAACAAGATCGCAAAAGAGTCTCCTACAAATGTAGAGTTAGGAGCTAAAGCAAACTGGTCCTTAGCATTTAACCAGAAGAATATCCGCATGGGTGTTATTAAATCCAACGGATAAAAAGGAGCGATTTCATGGCAAATTATGTTGACTATGAATATTACAAAACCCTTTTTGGAGAGAAAGCAATCCCAGAAGCAGACTTTAATCGTCTGGTCTGGGATTCTTGCAAGAAGATAGATAATGCCACAACAGGCGTGGACAATGTCAAAAAGCTTAAGATTGCTTTTCCAACAGATGAAGATGATGCAGAAGCAGTTAAAAGATGCGTTTGTGAGCTTCTGACGATCGCTTATAAGATTGAACAAGCAGAAGCAAGAGTTGAAACATCACAAGGTTACATCACGTTAGAAGATGGGACCGTGATAAGTAAGCAGGTAGCATCTAAGAGTGCAGGAAACGAGAGTATAAGCTATGTGACTTCCAGTAATACAGGCATGGCTACGTTGATAGATAAGTGTCTGGCAGATAAAGAAGCACAGAAGCAACTATACGATGATAAGATAAGAGATTATCTGTCTGGCATCACTGATGCTAACGGAGTAAGTCTACTGTATATGGGAATGTACCCAACGGAGTATTTATGAAAGATTGTAAAGTAAATGTTTTAGGAACTACATATAAAATCAGATTCAGACACGAGAATGAAGATGAAAAACTACAAGAATTGTCTGGTTATTGCGATTATTCAAATAAAACAATAGTCGTTGCAATTCTTGAAAAAAGTGTTGATTCTGTGGATAACATTGAATCGGTTCAAAAAAGTGTGCTTAGGCATGAGATTATGCACGCTTTCTTATATGAAAGTGGTTTAGATGGGCAGTCTTGCAACACAGATTGTTGGGCAAATAACGAAGAGATGATTGACTGGTTTGCTTTACAGTCTAAAAAGATTTTTAAAGCTTTTAAAAGAGCAGGTGCATTATAAGCGGAGGGATACGATGTATAACGACACAATTACACTTTTTAATAGGTATGAAAGTAAGCAGGGCGATACATGGTATCCCTCCGTTTTGCATAATTGCAATCTTAACATGGATAAAGCAAGCATCATTGCAAAATATGGCTCTGACTCACAGGACAATGCTGTATTAAATGTACAGTATAGCCTAAAAGACGGTCAAAAGATGGTAGGGAGTAAATTATGGCTACCGCCTAAAGAATGGTCTAAACAGGCAAATGATAAGTTACCACAGACACTTACATTTAGTTCTAAGGCTAATGGTTTTGACTTTTTTATTGTTGGAGAGTGGGAGAACGAAGAGCCGATTGCAGACGATGATTATATTGACGGATTCTACGAAGAGATGAAACTTAAGTATGATTATGTCTTTGCGATCACTGGCAGTACTTTTTATGATATTATTCCGCATTTTGAAGTTATGGCGAAGTAGGTGGTTACATGGCTAAAAAGAAATTAGGAAATGTCAATATAAATACATCTAACATGATTGCGAATATCAGTCTTGAAAGATTTGACGACCAGATACAGCATGCTCAGTTTTGGCTAGATAGTCAAATTATGACCGATATGGTCCCTTATATGCCACATGAAACAGGTACATTCATTAACGTAACGAGAGCAAAAAGCACTTCTCTTGCAGGTACTGGAATGGTGTGTGCAGGTACTGGACCGATGGGGCGTTTCTTGTACTATGGAAAAGGCATGGTTGATGAACTAACAGGTTCTCCATGGGCAAGAAAAGGGGCAAGAAAGGTTCTTGTTTCTGAATTTGCAGGACATACCAATGCAAAAGAAGACCTGTCCTATTCCAATCCAAAAGCAACTCCAAAATGGTTTGAAACAGCAAAGAAGAATCACGGTAAAGCATGGGTTACTCATGTTAAGAAGCAGGCAGGAGGAAGTTAATGGCAGAAGAAAAGAAACCAGTCAAGTACGACATTGACGGCTTTGACGTAGTCACGACAGCACTACAAGAACTTGTAAATCAGTTCCCAGATTTAAGAGAGGGAGAAGAAATTGCATTTTCTACATTAGATGATGCAAGCGGAAAAGCAATGTTCCCAGTAAGCGGTGCAGTGATTGAATCAGAAAAAGAGAGTATCACAGGACACGTCACACAGGTATGTCTGTATCCGTTTTGCGTGATATGTCGTGCAAGCGGTACAAAACCAAAGAGAAAAGCAGACATTAAGGAGTGGTTGGACAACCTTGGCAAATGGTTAGAAAAACAAACAATCACGATTAAAAACAATACATATAAGCTAGAAGAATATCCGATTCTGACAGGCAATCGAAAGTTTTTAACGATTGACAGACAGACACCTGCATATTTGGACAGCACAAACGAAAACAAGTCTGAGAATTGGGCAATCAACATTTCTGCCCGATACCAAAATGACTTTGATAGATAGATAACACATTAACTGGTCTGTATTATGAAGCAGATCACTAACCTTGAAAAGATAAAGGAGAATCAAAATGGCAGTTACAACAGGTAAAATTGCACGTAAATATATGGCTCATTTCTTAGATTCTGGTTCACTTTGTGGCGGAACATCTGGCTATGAACGTCTGGGAAAAGACTTAGAAGAATACAATGTCGAACTGAATCCAGACACAGAAACATCTAAAAACATCATCGGAGAATCAACATTTAAGCATAATGGATATGAAGTATCTTCTGAAGCTGACCCTTATTATGCAGAAGCTGACTCTGTATTATCACAGAAATTACAGGAAATTGTTGATAATCGTTACACAGATGACAACTTAAAGACAAATGCTGTAGAAGTGCATATGTGGAAAGAAGCTACAAGTGGAGCTTATGAAGCATATCAGCAGGAATGTTATGTAACACCTACATCATACGGTGGGGACACATCTGGTTATCAGATTCCGTTTACCGTCAATTATGTTGGAGAACGTACAAAAGGTACTTACAACGTTGAAACAGGTAAATTTACAGCATCTACAAGCTCAGTGAGTACATCTAGCACAGGAAAATAGGGGTTAAAAAATGGAAGAATTAAGAAGAAAAGTCAAAACCGGTGCCTTAAATGTGGTACTGACCAATGAAGATGATACAGAGATTGGAAGATTTTCTTTCAATCCTGTTGATTTGAATATCATCAGAAGATACGAAGAGGTAGTTGCAAACCTTGAAAAGATGGAAGTACCAGAAGATGCAACAGAAAAAGACATTCTGGAATTATCCGACAGATTAGAAGAACAGATTGATTACTTACTCAACTCTAAAGCTTCTAAATCAGTCTTTGCTATCTGCAATCCGCTAACACTGACAGAAAGCGGAGATTTCTTTATTGAGAATATCATCGTAGAAATTGCAGATGTAATCGAACAGGTAACAGACCAGAGAATCAAAAAGAAACAGGCGAAAATTAAAAGGGCAACGTCTAAATATCACAAATAATGGAAGTTTGGGAACTTCCTACATCCATAGTAGTTGGTGGCATAGATTATGAAATACGCACAGATTTTCGTGCAGTTCTGGACATTTTAAAAACATTTAATGACCCAGACTTTGAGAACGATGAAAAGTGGATTGTTTGCCTTACCATTTTATACGTTGATTTTGAAAATATGCCACCACAAGACTATGAAGAAGCTATTGAAAAAGCCATCGAATTTATTGACATGGGTATCAAGGACGATGGGAAGAAACAACCTCATGTGATGGATTGGGAGCAGGATGCACCAGTTATCATCCCATCTGTTAACCGTGTGCTTGGGGAAGAAATACGAGCTATGCAGTATTTACACTGGTGGACTTTTTTAGGAGCTTATATGGAGATTGGAGAGTCCTTATTTTCGCAGATTCTTAGTGTTCGCATGAAGAAAGCCAAAAAAAAGAAACTGGAAGATTGGGAAAGAGAGTTCTACAAAGAAAATAAAACGCTTATTGACCTAGATGTTAAATATTCCGAAGAGGAATTAGAAGAACAGAAACGTTTGAACGATTTACTGAATGGGAAAGGGGCGTGATTGAATGGCTACACAAAAAGCGGATGGAAGTATTTATATCAAAACAGAAATTGATACAACCGAAGCAAAAGCAAGTGTGAAAGAAATCGCATCCCTTTTAAAACGTTTATCCAATCAAGTAAAAACCATTGGAAAATCAATGGAAAAAGCCATGAGTGGCGGTATAAAAGCACCAGATATAAAAGGCATGGATGTTGTCGAAGAAAAAGCAAAGACTGTGGCTGAGGAACTGGAAAAGACCGCACAGGCAGAAAAGAAGCTAGAAAGCATAGATATTAAATCTGATGCACTAGATACGTTAGATAAAGCGATAGAAACCACAGGACAGAAGCTTGCAGAGTTGGAAAAAGCACAGATGGATGTATTCAACAGAAATCAGAGTGCAACTTCTTCCCCTGCATTTCAAGCAATGGAGAGTGCCGCTTCTAAATTAGATCAGCAATATGAACAGTTGATTGCAAAAAAGAAGCAGTTGGAAACATCTACAACAGGAAAGACTGGACTGCCTAAGACTGGAAAGCTGACAGGTGGAACAGGTCTGGCAAGTGAGGAAAGTGCTAACGCATTAGCTAAACTTAATGCAGAGATCACAGGCACAGAAACAAAAGTAGAACTGTTAAATAACAGCTTGGAGCAAACAGCACAGGCACAACAAAAGATAAGTGACAGCTCTATCAATACTACAGCTTATCAGATTCTTGAGCAGACACTACAGCAGGTAAAATCACAGTTTAATCAAGTTGCACAGACTCAGCAAGAGTTGTTCGCAAGGAATCAGAGTGTTACTTCATCTCCTGCTTTTATGGCATTAGAGAGTGCGGCAGAGAAGCTTGGTCGGCAGTATGATTCATTACTTGCTAAGAAACGGCAGTTAGAAAGCGGTGGGGGAGCAGTACAAACACCTGCGATCAAGACAGCCCCTATGACTGGTGCATATTCTGCCACGGCATCTAGTGCAAGTCAAAAAGCTTTGGATGCCTTAAACAAAGAAATAACACAGACAGATGCAAAAGAAAAAGGACTTGTTAACACAAATAGTAGGCTTGGTTCATCATTTAAGAATGTCAGTCAGTCTGCGGACAGTGCTAAGACAAAGACAGGCGGTATTTCATCTATCTTTAGTAGGATGGGTGGAGTCGTATCTGGACTTGGAAAACGTCTTGGTGTACTGGCACAGAACTTCACAAGCACAACAAACAGTGCTAATAATGCAAGATTTTCTATTGGCCGAATGGTCGGTATGAGTATATTATATTCTACCGTTTTTGGAATGATTTCTAAAGTTAACAGTGGAATCATGACAGGCATCAATAACCTTGCACAGTATTCGTCTGCTACTAATGCTTCGATATCTTCTATGATGTCAGCATTAACTCAGTTACAAAACAGTTTGGCAACAGCATTTGCACCGATTTTGTCCGTAGTTGCACCTATATTAACGGCATTCATGAATATGTTATCGAAAGCAATCACGTATATAGGAATGTTTATAGCGGCACTGACAGGACAGAAATCTTTTACAAGAGCGAAAGCCGTACAAGAAGATTATGCGGCATCATTGAATAAAACATCCAGTGGTGCTAATAAGGCGGCAAAAGCCACAAAGAATAACGCAAATGCCACAAAAAAAGCAAATAAAGAGATACAGACATATCTTTCTGGACTGGATGAAATCCGACAGTACCAAAAAGAAAAAGATAACGATACCCCTAGTTCTTCTACCCCATCCGCAGGCGGTGGAGGTGGTGGCGGTGGTTACACTGGTCCATCCATTGGAGATATGTTTGAGAAAGTTCCTATTGAATCTTCTATTGCGGACATTGCTAAGAAAATTAAGAACCTCATAAAAAAAGAGGACTGGGAGGGACTTGGGACTTACATTGCATCTGGTATCAATAAAGGATTGCAAAAAATCTATGATGCCATCAATTGGGATAATGTAGGCCCGAAGATTACATATTTTGTGAACGCATTTACACGGACATTCAATAGTCTTGTTGATCACATAGACTGGGATTTAATGGGACGTACTGTGGGTGCAGGTATTAATACAATTGTCAACACACTGAATCTGTTGATAGAGGGAATCAATTGGAAAAATCTTGGTTTAAAAATTGCAACAGGTATCAACGGTTTATTCAATGAAGTGAATTGGAATAATGTAGGGCGGTTGTTTGCGAATAAAATAAATGTTCCGTTTCAAATGTTAGAGGGAGCTGTAAATACTCTTAACTGGGCAAAGATAGGAACGTCAATAAGTGGATTTTTGAATGGTGCGATCAACCAGATAGATGTTAAGTCTATTGGTACAAGCTTATCTGGATTAGCATTAGGAATATTAACAACATTAGATAATGCACTTACTACAACAAACTGGTCACAGCTTGGCACAAAATTAGCAACATTATTAACATCTATTGATTGGGTTGGAATATTTGTCAGTGCAATATCTGTTGCAGGAAAAGCAATCACGGCATTAACACAGCTTGGTGTGTCTTTTATGGATAACTTGGCAAAAGGTATTACAAATGGGACACAGCAGTTTATTAGTAAGGGATTATCAGCATTGACGAGTTTTACTGCAAACTTAAGAAGCAATGCAGGAAAATTAGTAGATTCTGGTTTAAAGCTTATGTTAAATCTTGCAAAAGGTATAGCAAAAGCAATGCCAGACATCATCAAAAATGTACCACAGATTGTGATTAATATTGCAGGCGTTATTAACGATAATGCCCCTAAGATATTACTTGCAGGAGTACAGCTTATCGCAATCTTGCTCAAAGGTCTCATCCAGTCAATACCGACATTGATCGCAAACGTGCCAAAGATTGTGCAGGCAATCGTCAGTGTATTTACAGCTTATAATTGGCTATCACTTGGAAAAAGCCTCATCACAGGTATTAAAAACGGAATTATGAATGCAAAAAATACTGCGGTTGATGCTATGAAGAATACATACAATGGCTTGATTGATGCGATAAAGAATTTACCGTCTAAACTCAAAGGACTTGGAGAAAACGGAATTAAAGGGATAGGCAATGGAATTACTGGGAAATTGTCTGGACTTAAAACAACGGCAGGGAAAATATTGACCAATATCATAGAAGCGGTTAAAAATCTTCCTAAAGAATTATCAAAAAAAGCTACATCTGCGATAAGAGATATGAAAACTACATTTAAAAATGTCGATTGGGGCAGCGTTGGAATGAATGTAGTAAAAGGTATTGCAAAAGGTGTTGGAGATTTTGCATGGATTTTGGTTGATAAAATGACAGGTCTTGCACAAAAGGCGTGGGAGGGTGTGAAAGATTTCTTTGGAATCCATTCTCCATCAAGACTTATGAGAGATACGGTAGGTAAGATGATTCCTGCCGGTATTACAGTAGGTTTGGAAAAAGCTTTTCCAGATACACTCAAAACCCTTATGAATCAGTCTGAACAGTTGGCAAATGTACCGTTCAGAACACCAGAGATTGCTACAGGTAAGATAATACCTGCGAAAGCATCCGCAGTGATCGCACAAAAGCAGAACAGCACAAACAGTAACAATAATGACGTACTTAATTTACTTGAACAGCTATTATCTGTTACGAAGTCCTTAGAATCAGACAACAGCGGTAACAATGGTGGGGATTATCATTTCACAGCACAGATTAACCGCAGGACGTTGTTTGATGAATTTATCGAAGAAGCAAAACTAAGACAAATGAGTAATGGTAGAAATCCATTCAGCTTTGCGTAGAAAGGAGTAAAAAATGGCACAGGATTATATAAAAATCAATAATAAAAAAGTCTGGCAACCAGATTCAGACACAGCCGTAGCTTTTGAAACTACTTATACGCAAGGTAGCACAAGGACACAGGGTGGTAAAGGTAAATTTACACCAATGTTTACAGTGGAGCGATTTACTTATACAGCATCGAAAGTACCTATGTCAAATGTATCTGAGATATTGCAAATGGTAATAGGAAAGAACTTTGAATTACATTATTTTTCAGTGTATTACGGAAAATGGCGAACTGATACATTTTATGTAGGTCAAATGTCTGATATAAAAATAAATACACTAAAAGAAAATCATGAAGAAGTGTCAAGTATATCTTTTAATATGCAGGGGGTTAATCCTCTATGATAAATGTAAGTAATGAATTTAAAAAATTAATGGAAGAACGGCAGGACTTTAAATGTAATGCAGAAGTGATACTTGCAAATGGAACGGTCTTGACGTTGGGAGAAGATGATTTTTCAATAGATAACAATAGTCTTGTTGATTCGGCAGGTGCTAACACCATTCCTTTAGGTGTTGCACTCAGCCGTAATGTACAATTAGAAATTATGAATGACGATGATCACTTGTCTAATTATGATTTCTTCGGAGCAAAAATCCGATTGTATCTTACGTTTGAATTATCATCTACAACCGAAAAAATTGAATACGGTACATTTACTGTTACACAGCCAGAAACATACGGAAATGTAGTTACGATTGTTGGACATGATGATATGTACAAGGCTGATAAGTCATACAGTACATCGTTGACATTCCCTGCGACAGCAAAGAGTGTGTTAATTGACAGTTGTGATACCTGCGGTATCCTGATTGGAGATAGTAACTTTTTACACAATGACTTCCAGATACCAACCATGCCGTCTAGTGAGTACACACACCGACAGATTATAGGTTTTATAGCTATGATTGCCTGCGGAAACGCAAGAATTGACCGTACAGGGCATTTACAGATAATGACCTATGATTTTAACTATGAAAACGATAGCATCCATGATTTGACCGATTACAACAATCTAACATGTGATACAAACGATGTGCAGGTAACAGGTGTACAAATGACAAAAACTGTTACTAAAACAACAACCGATGAAGATGGTAACGAAAACGAAGAAGATGTAGAAGAAATTGTAAAAGTCGGTGGAGATAGCTATGTATTATCCATTGAAAATCCTTTGGTCAAAGGACATGAGGAAACACTTATTTCATGGATTTATGAAATATTTGAAAATGTGACTTTTAGGGGATTTACAATGGACTATATATCTTATCCAATAGCAGAGTTTATGGATAAGATTAAAGTTACGGATTGGAGAGGGAACAACTTTTATTCTGTATTAACAGATGTAAACTTTGTATTCTTTGGATATACAACATTAAAGAATAGTGCAGAATCTCCATTGCGTAATCAGAGCAACTACACATCAAGTAATCAGAAAGCAATTATACAAGGAAAACAGTTAATTGAACAGGAAAGAAACGATCGTCAAAATGCTTTAGATAAGATGCAAGAAGCATTAAAAAACAGTAATGGAATGTATGCAACGCAGGAAATACTGTTAGATGGTTCGACTATATATTACTTGCATGACAAACCAACATTAGTAGAATCAAAGAATGTTATTAAATTGACATCGGAAGTTATCGGATTCTCTATTGATGGTGGTAAGACATATCCTTACGGATTTACGATCACTGGGGAAATGGTAGCAAGATTGCTTTATACAGAGGGTATTAATGCAGATTATATCAACACTGGTGCATTAACTGTCAAAGATAAATCTGGAAATATCATCTTCTATGCAGACATGGAGACTGGTACTGTAAAGATTTCTGGGGATAACGTCACAATCGGTGGTAAATCAGCACCCGATGCGATCAGTGATGCAGTGAAAGAATCTAAGAACTATGCAGACGGTAAAGTATCAGACTTTGCAGAAACAGTTACAAAAAGTGTAGCTGATCTACAGAACCAGATTGACGGACAGATCGAGACGTTCTACTACGACTATGAGCCAACTCTAAAAAACATCCCTGCTTCTGACTGGACAACAGAAGATGATAAAAAGAAGCATGAGGGAGATTTGTTTTACTGGAAATCTAAAGGTTATGCTTACAGATTTTTCAAAGACGGCGATACATGGAAGTGGCAGTTAGTACAAGATACGGACGTCACAAAAGCATTGCAGACAGCATCTTTTGCACAGTCTACAGCTAACAGTAAGTGCCGTGTATTCCTAACACAGCCTACACCACCTTATGACACAGGAGATATGTGGAATCAAGGACAGAACGGAGACATCCTTACTTGCGTGGTAGCAAGGGGAGAGGGTGCAAGCTATGTGGAAACCGACTGGCAGAAGCTTAACAAGTACACGGACGATGAGACAGCCAATAAGGCACTGGAAGAAGCCAGAAAATCTCGTGCAATGATTATCAATCTGGACAACGATTATCAAGCAATCACGACAGATTATAAGGGAGAGTACACAACGTTTCCAGAGTGCCGCACGACAGCACAGGTTTTGTACGGTCATACCGACATATCTAACGACTGTACTTATAATGTGCAGAAGTCAAGCGGTGTCGTAGGTTCTTGGAACAATTCAACTCACACATACACTGTGACAGCATTAACAACAGACGTGGGATGGGTGGATATTACAGCAAATTACCTAAATACATATTCTGTTACGAAAAGATTTGACATTGCTAAATTAAAAGGCGGTATCCCTGGAGAGACAGGTGCAAAAGGAGATAAGGGAGAAACTGGAGCAAGCGGTAGAAGTATCACAAGTTCTGAAACGACTTATCAAGCATCCAACAGCGGAACGGTAGCACCAACAGGAACATGGAGCAAAACACCGCCAAACGTTGCAGAAAATCAATATCTGTGGACGAGGACCATATATACTTACTCTGATAAAACCACAAGCACAACATATTCCATCGGTAAGATGGGAGCTAAAGGAGAACAGGGTGCAAAGGGAGAAACTGGTGCTACTGGACCGCAAGGGGAAAAGGGTGCCACTGGACCTCAAGGGCCACAGGGCGAACAGGGAATCCAAGGTCCGCAAGGAGAAAAGGGCGAAAAAGGCGACCAAGGACCACAGGGTCTACAAGGTATTCAAGGCCCAAAAGGAGAACAAGGAATCCAAGGACCTAAGGGTGCTAGTGGAGATACAACATATTTTCACATTAAGTATAGTTCTGTGGCAAAACCCACAACAGCTTCTCAAATGACTGAAACCCCATCTACCTATATTGGAACATACGTGGACTTTACAGAAGCCGACTCAAGCGACCCATCTAAATATACATGGGCAAGATTCCAAGGATTGCAGGGAGAAAAAGGTACACAGGGTATCGCAGGTACTAACGGTATTGATGGAAAAACATCTTATCTTCACATCAAATACTCAAATGACGGTGGAAAAACCTTTACTTCCAATTCTGGCGAAACGGTAGGAGATTACATTGGTACTTGCACAGATTACAACCTAAACGATCCAACGACAGTAGCTTCTTATACTTGGGCGAAGATTAAAGGCGAACAGGGTATTCAAGGAGCTAAAGGGGATAAAGGAGAACAGGGTGTTGCAGGTAAAGACGGAACTGACGGTAAAAATGCAACGTATATTACTGTATCTGGTACTAATTATGATACGGTTCAAGGAATTAGTAAAAATGCATCATATGTTCTTATAAATGGAATTAAATATGATTTTATGCCAACTAGAGGACATACATTAGTAGTTATCAATCCATCCAGTGGTGCTATAGAAAGTATAAAAAGTTATGATACATATACGACAGCAAGTGCATTAGACAGCCCATTGAGTGCAGTAGCATCTGGAAAAATAATATGTTTGTTTACTGCGGATGCAAGCGGATTAACCCGAACCGCCAGAAACACATTAATAGAATGTGGTTCTGCAATGACCGACACTTGGGGAAGTTCTCGTGTTACTCATCTTTTTATCGGTATGAAAGGATTAGAAAAGGGCAATGCATATGAAATTATTGCAAAAGGAAGTGATGCTACAAAAAGTATTACCGCATATTATACTGCATCTGGAATAGTTCTTAATGGACAAGTTGGAGCGACTGGACCGCAGGGAGCTAAAGGAAATGACGGTGTATCTCCGACAGTATCAATTTCAAAAAGCGGTACAGTAACAACCATCACAATTACAGATAAAAATGGAACACATACACAGACTGTCAATGACGGAACGAATGGAACGGCAGGTAAGGCAGGTGCGGACGGTAAAACACCATATTTCCATGTTAAGTATAGTAACGATGGCGGTAAGACGTTCACTTCTAATTCGGGAGAGGACGTTGGAACATATATCGGAACTTGCACCGACTATAACCAAGCAGACCCTACAACGGTTGGTTCTTACACTTGGGCAAGAATCAAGGGAGAGACAGGGGCAACAGGACCACAGGGAGAAAAAGGGAATACGGGAGCAACTGGTCCGCAAGGAAGTGCAGGAAGAACGTACTTCATGGAAACATCGTCAAGTATCGTGAAAATGTCTGCGGACAACACGATTGTGCCGAACTACATTACATTATCTGGTTACTACCGTGACGGTACAGCAACAGCACGTACAGCTTATAAGTGTCGATTCAAGATTGAGGAAACAACGGACGGAGATACATACACGACCGTTTATACTTCATCCTCAGATGAAACTGACATTACCCATGCACTGTACTCTGTGCTAGCAAGTGGTTCAAGCGGTGTTACTGCAAGCGGTTCAAGTGGTATCGGTATCTCAAGAAATCTTACAGCGTTAAGGTGTACGATGTATGCCGCAGGTGGATTTTCACAGGTGTTGGATATTGAGACAATTCCAGTAGCCATTGACGTAGATGCACTGACTCACGAAGATATATTCAATCTGCTGACCAACGACGGAGCATGGCAAGGTATTTATCGTGGGTCTGACGGTAAGTTGTATATCAACTTTACTTATGCTAGAGGTGGAACATTAAATCTTGGTGGAAAAGCAAACACGTACGGTAATGGACAAATGCACGTTTATGATGCAAATGACAATGAAATTGTTGACATAAACACGAAAGGGATAGTCGTAACGCATTATATATCAGGCATGGGAGAAAAGCCAATATCATATGTGTGTATAACACCAGACGTGTTCGGTGGTATATATTTATCTGAAAACAAGGATGGAACTGGTGCATGTGCGATTTTGTCCCCAGATGAGATTGTATTAAAAAATAACAGCAGTGGACCAATTACAGTACAAACAGACATAACAATGCATATGACGGATGAATCACTTTATCTTGGGTCGGTAAGTAATTATAAATTTCATTTTGGAAAAGAAAAATCAAGTTTTTATCAGCCAGTTACTATTGGCGGAAGTTTGTCTGTTGCAGGAACAAAAAACAGAATCATAGATACAGAAAATTACGATACAAGAAAGCAGTATTGTTATGAAACAGCAACCCCATATTTTGGGGATATAGGTTCTGGATGTACTGATAATACAGGAAAATGTTACATAGACATTAACGATATATTTTCAGAGACAGTAAACACAGGTGTTGAGTACCAAGTATTCTTGCAGAAAGAGGGGCAAGGCGATATATGGGTAGAAGAAAAGACCGATAGTTACTTTGTCGTTCGAGGCACTGAAAACCTTAAATTTTCGTGGGAAATCAAAGCAATTCAGAAAGATTACGAATTTGAACGACTTGAAAAATTCGATAACTCAGAAAAAGAAGAAGTGATTGACTATGAGAAAGAATATATGGAAGAAATCAACGATTTGATTAAAGAACAGGAGGAAATGTTAAATGAAACAGTTGAGTAGCTTTATGGTATTAAATATTGACGGTGGAGACAGAGTATCATACACATACAATGAGATTGACGATAACACAGGAGAACCATTGTCACAGAATAAAAAAGAAAATTTCTGGGTAGTAGATAAAGAACTTAAAAAGCACATTGATGCTATCAGAAGCTACGTCAGAGAAAACAAGTTGAATTAAGGAGTGATGTTATGGCAATCAATATACCTTTAGTACATATATCGGATTTAACAGAGAAAAAGACAATATCAGATGATGATTACATGCTTACTGGTGGGAGTACCGCCAGTAAGGTTAAGTGGTCAACGATCGTGTCTCTGATAAAAACTAAATTAGGGATTGGAAATATAGAAGATAGTATAAGTAAAATACAATCAGATATTTCTACGTTAAATAGTGATTTAACGTATAAAAAGATTGCATCAAATATTCCAAGTTCTACAAAATATACAATTCCAAGCGAATATAAAATGGCAATTCTTGTTGCAACGATTAATTATTCTAATGCAATAAGTCCGCAATTTACGTTCATGTTTCCAAATTTAACAGAAACAAAGCGTATATCTGATGGTTACTGGTATGACAACACTTATCACGCAAGCTTTATGGCATGCAACGATGGAAATGTTGTTTACTTTGCTTCAAATTGGCAAGTAGTGTCTCCAACAGGTACAGTTACTTATGATGTTTATGCAAGGTAAGTTAATTATCAAATACGATTCCACCTTGGTCTATATATACTCTAGGTGGAGCAATTACCGTATAATATCCCCATTGTGGGAGATTACAAATTTGTATAGACGTACCGCTTGCACGGCAATACACGTTACTAGATATAATGTTTGATGTGCCGTCAATTTGAACGTTTGAACCACTTACATTTACTGTAATTAGAGAGCATATTGGACTTCCATTCCCGTTTCCATAAAGAAGCAAAGCAAACTTATCACATGTTTTTTGAACTGTAGTATAGTTTTCTATTGATATATAGAAATCATTACCAGAACCACTTGTTTTTAGCACAATGTTCCTTGATCTATTTGTTAAATCACTATTTAATTTATATTACCACCCCATGATGAAACGATGCCGACAACCCTTGTTCCATCAACGTAAAAACCTAAAATTCCACCATTTTCCCACTTGACTGTTAGGGTGCCAATATTGGTTAAGGAAAGTTTGTCATTTGCGTTGTCGGCTGTCTTTTTGGTAGTGGTTAAATCACTATTTAACACCAAGACATTTAATATATTTAACTCCATGATCCGCAGATAATCTTACAGAAGTAGAAACATCATTTATGTATGTAAAATATACTATAGATATTATGTCATCGTTTGAACCGTGAGCTACATAAATGTAGACTTTTTTTATTTGGGAAAATAAAACTCTTGGAATGGTTACAACGCCACGAATATCTGTGTCAGATGTTCCAAATGCAAATGTGATAAATTTGTAATCGCTTAGCTTTCTATCACCATAATGATTAATTGTTTGATTGGCAGTAGTAGCAGTAGTTCCAACTATAATAGTGTCAAAATCACTATTTAACGTATAAATAAAAATGCCCTACAAAAAAGTAGGGCGAGAAATAAATAAATTACGGAGATAAAAGACTAGAAATCTCCAACTACATATTAACATAAAACCTCAACAAACGAAAGGAGAGACTATGAATCTCAAATTAAGATTAAAAAATAAGGCAACATTAGTAGCATTGGCTTCTGCCTTAATTGCATTTATCTATCAGATTTTAGGAATCTTAGGTATCACAGCACCGATTGCACAGGATGCAGTATCACAGCTTGTAGGTATTATCCTTAATATCTTAGTGACTCTCGGAGTGTTGGTGGACCCAACAACAAAAGGAATCGGGGATAGTGTTAATGCAATGTCTTATGAAGAATTAGGGCAGGCAGTAGACCCAGATTATCAAGGGCCTGCGGACTTAACAGAAGAACCTATCAACATTACCCACAAAGAGGAAGTGTAAAATGAAATTTATTAACAAATTTGCCGATGAGTCAAATTATGGCGGCAAAAGAAAATTAAGTGATATTAAATTTATTGGAGTGCATTTCACAGGAAACAAAGGCGATACAGCTTTGAATAACTGCAAATATTTCCAAGGAGAAAACAGACACGCTTCTGCCCACTGTTTTATTGATGGTAGTGGAGTGGTATATAAGTCTGTATCTCTTAAGAGGGTAGCATGGGCAGTAGGTGGATGCTACACTTTAAAAAATGGTGCAGGTAGCAAATACAAAGTTGCTACAAATGCAAACACCTTAAGCATCGAAATGTGCAATTGTGTTGGTGGTGTACCTGCGGATGTATACAACGATCTCGTGTGGTTGGTTACATACTATATGAAGAAGTACGACATTGATGCAGACCACGTTATTCGTCACTGGGATGTAAACGGCAAGGATTGTCCAGACCCATGGATTGGAAAGAATAATAAGGGGTGGAAGAAGTTCAAAGCTGACATTGCAGGAACAACAGTGAAAGAAGCAAAGAAAGCAAAAGTCTATGGAACAGTTATCACGAAACATGACCCGTTGATTATGAGAAAGAGTGCGAACACAAAATCCGATATTGTTTGCAGAATCCCTAAGAGTGCAACGGTAGAGATTGTCAAAAAAGGAAGTGCATGGCATAAAGTTAAATATAACGGTAAGACAGGGTACTGTTCAGCAACTTACATAAAATTTTAAAAATAATGCTTGCATTGTCGAAAATGATGTGATATTATAAACAACGTTGAAGCGAGAATGTTCCATTTTCGTTCCAACCAAAATTGAAAAAACATGAGTTTATGCGGTTTGAGAGCATTTTGACCCCTTGACTTTTAATCAAGTTGTCCGGGGTTCGAATCCCCGCACGCTCATTGTTGTAAGAGATATGATTTTAGAGAGATCTAGGATCATGTCTCTTTTTTGATGTATGGAAATATGCTATCATTAAATTAACAAAGCAAAGAAGAAATATTATGTACGCATTCGTACCCATAAGAAAGTTGGATTCAAAAATGTCTATTCAAAATGGCTGAATGTAAAATCGGCAAAAACAAAGTAAGAACCAGTACTAAAAACACAAAAATGGCTGTATCTGCGGGAATTAAGTAGACACAGCTATTTTTGTATAAAAATACTTGACAGGAATACCAATACTTGATATACTATTCAAGCAGTCGACAAGAAAACAAATGCTTGTTGTTTTGCAATATGCGGATGTGGCGGAATTGGCAGACGCGCTAGATTTAGGTTCTAGTGTCTACGACGTGCAGGTTCAACTCCTGTCATCCGCAGTATTTTTTTGTCTAACAAAGAAAAATAAAATAAAATGAAAAAAGTTCTTGACAATCATAACAGAACGTAGTAACATATATCTTGTTGTGAACGACAAAAACACATAACACTTACGGGGTGTGGCTCAGCTTGGCTAGAGCGCTTGATTTGGGATCAAGAGGTCGCAGGTTCGAATCCTGTCACCCCGATTATAAGCGGGTGTAGTTCAATGGTAGAACTCCAGCCTTCCAAGCTGATCACGTGGGTTCGATTCCCATCACCCGCTTTTTAATTTTATAGAATTCCTATAAAGTTTGAGTCTGTAGCTCAGTTGGATAGAGCAACGGCCTTCTAAGCCGTGGGTCGGGGGTTCGAATCCCTTCAGGCTCGTTTTTCTATGTTTAAACATATTTTGATAGATAGAAGCAATACATTACGGTGGGTATAGCGCAGTTGGTTAGCGCGCCAGATTGTGGCTCTGGAGGCCGTGGGTTCGAATCCCATTACCCACCCTGTTATTTTGCTTATTTTAGCTAAAAGACAATGATATATGGGTGTGTAGCTCAGGTGGTAGAGCACTTGACTTTTAATCAAGTTGTCCGGGGTTCGAATCCCCGCACGCTCACTATTAGATAAGAAGAGACAGAGTTTTAGATCATTTAGAACTCTGTCTTTTTTTATTTTCATAGGAAATTTCGATGAAATCCCCTATGATATAAAAAGACATCAATGGAAATAAAAACAAAATTTGACAAAAAAGTAAAAAACATATTGAATATACAAAAAAAAACGAATATACTAAACATATCACATAGGATCAATTGAAGGGAGGAAACACGTATGAAAAAATTACTCACAAGGCTGTTCATTGCAATGCTGATATTGACATTTACTCCAACAATGAACACTCAGGCAAAGGCAAAGATCAAATTGAACAAAACAAAGATTTCTTTACAAAGAGGGAAAACCTACACCTTGAAAGTAAAAGGAACAAAGAAAAAAGTAAAGTGGTCAAGCAACAAGAAAACGATCGCAACTGTAACAAGAAAAGGAAAAGTTACAGCCCAAAAGCCAGGAACAGCAGTGATCACAGCCAATATCGGAAAGAAGAAATACAAATGTAAAGTAAAAGTATGGCAGAAAACAACAAAGAAACCGACAAAGACTAATACAGAGTCGAATCCGATAGGGACAAGAGTCAATCCGGCTGATCCAAGAATAGGAATCACATTAGATACAACAGGAGGAACTGTTTACTTCAAACTGACAGAAACTTTAAAGGGACAAGAAGCAGAAAACCGATTATTACAGATGAATCAATCATTAGAAGAAATCAAACAAGGAGAATATGAACATACAGGAACAACCTTAGTACTGTTTGTCTATGATGTGCAGGCCGTGAATGGGTTTGCAGCTTATCCATTATATGGTCTGGATATCATCAATTCTTATACACTATATGATGGAACATGCTCGAAAAATATAAAGAATATAGAAAGTTTCTATTTATCAGAAGGTTATGAAGCAATGATACCAACAAATCTGAACTTATATACAGGAGCAAGCAGTAAAATGTACGAAGCTCTCTGGGTTCCAGATGAAATGACCTCATTTAGTAACCAGCTATATACAAGAAAACTTACACCATATTGGGTGAGATATCAGTTTTAAAAGAAAGCTGCATCATTCATATACAAACAATCTGCTATAGCCAAAAACTATATCAAACTAAAAGAAATACATATTTTACAAAATCCTAATACACTGTTATACTAGACTCAATCAGTTGAAACAATACAATATAAATAACAAAATAATAGAAAGAGTACGAGGTGAAAAGTATGAGAAAAGGAACATTGAAAAAAGCATTAGCATTAGCACTGACAGGAGCAGTTTTAGTCGGAGCATTCGCAGGATGCGGAGCAAAGAAAGATAGCGGTGATAAAAA